CTAGTGGACCAGAATAGCTCCGACACTACATCTCCCACGGCTCGCTCCAAGTCTCCCGGTTCGCTGACAGGCAACTCTGATCGGATGAAGGAGTTATCCTCAATCCCAACACCCATCGGCAGTTTCCGATAGACGGAAACGGCGAGGAGTTTGTCTTCACCGCCGGTAAGATAATTCAATGAATAGCCAGAGTCATCCACGGTGGGTTGCCACTCCTTTCCACTCAAGACCTTCGCCATGGATTCCATGGCACGTAGGTACCTAGGATCAGAAGTAAAGACACCTGGAAGAACCTCAGAAGGTTGGTGCATTTGGCCGGTGAACACTCGCTTTGCTAAGGAAGCGTTGCGCTCGAGCAGAGTCAAGTGACCCTCAGATGCGCGAAGCAGACCCTTGAAGACTGAGCTTGGTGGACTCTTCTGCTCAATAGGGAAAGATCGGAAATGAGCTGGCGTAGACCAAGGGTAATCGCTCATGATCAGTCTCCGATGATCTTAAAACCATCTTTCTGAGCAAAGGACTCTTCAGAGCTAGAGTCCTCGTCGGCGTCTTTCGAAGCAACCAACGTGTCAAGAGAGCTAGTCACTTCGTCAGAATCGGGCACAACGGAGGTGTTAGCCACGACAGCCTCGTAAAGCTCGGGAATGAGAAGATATTCGTCGTTTCCAAGCACGTTATCGATCCCGTTACGAATCATGCTCATTGAAGGGGAACGATTCTCAACATAAGCGGCGTCCGCAGGGACAGCTTCGATGAGGTAAGTAGCAAAACCAACATGGCCGCGGGCTTGCAATAGTTTTTCGAGAACGACGTGGTCGGTCACTAAAGCGGTAGAATACCCCGCGGTCACCGCAGAGCAGATAACACGTTGCAGTGTTTTGTAATAAGTGTCAAAGTCACCTTCGAGACTCGGGAACACCTCCATGTTTGGAAGCTGACTGAGAGGAACCTCTGTCAACAAGATTAAAACGGGAACGCGTCGGCGAGCGTACTTACCTAGTTTGGTAAAAGCTGCGCTTGGCACAATGTTGCTCATGGTACATCTCCTAAAGGAACACACTGGTTACCTTGACGAATCGCTTGAGGACGGTTAGTGGGCACACCCGTCTGTCTCTCCGCACTGGAGTTCTTAGCTACACGTCGACCTAATCCGCACTGGAAAGGGCCCCACCCTCTCGACCTCTACAGGTCACTGAGGTTTCCGACTGATC